ATAAAGACACTCAAAAAATGACTTATTATAATTTTGATAAATTAGAAAATCTTGAAGACGGAGATATTCTTTTCTTTGACGAATTATTAAATGGTAATCCTATTGTATTAAATGCGTGTTTAACAATTCTTGAACAGAGAAGATTTATTAGTGGTAAACCTTTACCTAATATAATGATTGTTGCTGCAGCAAATCCTCAAGGAATGTCTCCTTTAACTCCTCAAATAAAAGAAAGATTTATTTGGTATGATGTTAAATTTGATGCATCTATGTGGAGAAAATACATGGAAGAAAAATACAAAATTACATCTTCAATTGGTACAAAATTAGTATCTTTGATAAACGGAGAAACATTCACAACAAACAACTTTATGACACCCAGAAGTATTGACAAAGCTGTTAATATGCTTATTCATAAAGTGTCAACTCCTTATGACAAAATATTATTACCAATTCTGAATGAGAATGTTAAAAATACTTTTGAACAAACAATTGCGTTATCAGAAACTGAATTTTTAGCACCTAACGAAATGGTTTCTTGGTTAAAGCTTGTTCAAGCACAAAGAAAATTAAATTAAATTTTATGAAATTATTACAAAGTAAAAAATTACAATTACCTCATGTGTATTTTATTACTGACAGAAAAGAAATAAAAGATATTCCGATAGGGGTTCCTTTTATTTATGGGCATGAAAGTGAAGAAAAATACTTGGTAAGAATTTTAGAATACGAGGTACTATATCAAGCTGCATTAAAATCAGGATACCCTTTTAACTTTAAAAAAATATTAAAAGATGCAGGTTATATAGATTTACAAGATTTTAGATTTCAACATCCTCCGTATTTAGAATTTATGACAGAGGAACTTTTGGAAGAAGAAGAATTTGATGCTGAATCTACAAAACATTTATCAGAAAGTTGTGAAACATTATCTTCTTATATAAAAGATTCTTCTGCGTATGTAGATGTAACAAAATTAAAAGAATTAAATGTTTTTCCAGTATGGTTGGATACTATTGAAAATGCTATTAATACAAACATTCACAATTTTGCAGTGTTTAATAATAACATGTACAATAAAAAATTAGAAGGTATGTACGGAGGATTAGAATTAGTCAGCCCTAACAGAAACTTAATTATTATTGATATTTCAGGAAGTATTCCTAAAGCAGTTTCTTCGACTTGTTTAGCATTAGCTAAAAATTTAGCTGATTCTTTTTATGCTGATTTATTGATCACAGGTTCTAAATCTACTTTATATAAATATGAAGAAATTCATTCATTAGATGTAGAAGGAATATACCAAGAAAATGGTATGGACAATGATCAAGTATGGTTTAAAAAACTAGTCACTTCCGAAGAAAAAATATATAAAACAGCTATTGTATTTGGAGATAATCATACTCCTTGCGATAAATGGAGAAATTCGTATAATACTGACTCTACATATATTAGTAGAGAAGATGGTCAAAAAATGTGTAAATGGAAAATTGATAAACTAATTTCTTTTCACACAAAAAGTACTGAATGGACAGCAGGTTATGCAGATTGGTTTGTACCAAAAGAAGTAGAAAAAATTGCAAATTGGGTGAAATATCTCGATTAATGAATTCGTAATTAACAATTAAAAACAAATAAAAATGTCAAGACAATTTTTAAAAAAAGACCAAATTCAATTGGTTAATGGTGGTTATTTATCTAACCCTGACGGTAATCCTGTTTACAATCATTCTTTTGTTGTTGCACAACAACACGCAGAATATATTGTAACATTTGCAGAACTTGCAAAGAAAAAAGATTTTGTAGGTAAAAAAGCAGATTCTTTGGAAGATCTTCGTAAAGAAGTTCAAAAAGCTTTAACGTCGAATACAAAAACTTTTGTTGAAAAACCAAAAGCTGTTACTAAACCAACACATGAAAAATTAGCAAGTGAAGCTTTAGCTTTTATTAATTTTCAAGAATCTGCAAGTAAAGTTGACAAAATTAATAACTTCTTACAGCAATTTACCGTGTTAGATGAATTTGAACAATTTGGTTTATTCTTTGAAGAAGATATTGTTAAATTGAATAAGCTTTATTCAATGCAAGATGTAATCAATGCGGTTACTGAAACAATTGATTTGTTAGATAAATAATATTATTCATATTAAAACGGTTGTTAGTATATCTAGCAACCGTTTTTTAATTTAAATTAAATGAAAGAACAAATCGAAGAAATAATTAAATATCTAAAAGAACAACCTATTAAAGGCTGTATTACAGGTAGTTGTTTATTAGATTATTTTGAAGGACAGGATATTGATATATTCACTTACGATGAAAAATCTTTTACCAAATTGCTTTTTGCAATGTATCATAATCCAATGTTTACAATATTAGATCCTTTAGAAAAATGGAAATTTGATCAATATATTGATAAAAATCATGATTCGTTTTATAAGTTCGGATTGGTAACTATTAAATTTACTTATAATACTTGTGTTCCAGTAAACATTGTTCTTAAAAAAGGATGTACTAACATCTTTTCAGTATTGTCTTCTTTTGATATGGATATTATTTCAAAAGGGTATGATATTGAAACTAAGCAATTAATGGATTTGTCTGAAAATAAAGGAACAAAAATAGCTACTTGGAATAAGTGGAATACTGCATTTTATGCAGGAGAAATTTGGCAAATTAATAGAATATTGCGACAATTAGCAAGATGTTTTAAATACCATAAAAGAGGTTATAATACTGATGCTGTTATTATTAAATATATTGAGCTTATTGATAGATTGCAAGAGTTTACTAATATATTTAAATCTGAAAACTTTGACGAAAAACTGCGTATAACGCAAGAAAACACCTTAATTGTTAAACAATTGTGTGAATTATGGTTAAAAACACACGAAATAACTGAAGAACAGTTAGAATTACTAGAAATAAAAATAAAGCAGATATGAATGTAACAATAGATGATCTTTTAAATTCTTTACAAAATCCTAATAAGAAGCCAGGCTCAAGTAAATTAGAAAATACTAGAGAAACATGGGAAAGAATTGGAAGAAAAGATACGTTTGAAGAATTAGGAATGGATTCTTCGGAACTTGAAAGTTTTTTAAAAGAATGGACTGCGGAGAATCCGTATAATAATATTTAATATGGAAGCAACAGACAAAATTAAAATACAAGATTTTATTACTAATAATAATATTGATCTTAGTGGAGAAGGAAGCGATTTAAATGGAAACTGTGTTATTCTTTGCGGATATCTTTTACATATTGGTGTAGATATTGAAGAATTTTTAGCAGAAGATGGTTTTGATGGTTTTGATGGTGATGTAGATCATGAACTTAGAAGAGTTTATGAATTTGCAAATGATAATAATTATGGTGATTGGTGGACTACAAAAGACGCTAAATTAACTTACAAGTTTTAAATATGAAATCGTTTTTAGTAAAAGGCAAAAAACCAATTATAAAATGGGGGCAATTACCTAATGAAACTTATTTTGAAGGTGTTGTTCCTGAAGGTTATTCTTTAGCTGTTTGTCCTTCGGGAGAAAAAGGTTATGTAATTATTGATGTTGATTGTCATGGAAATAAAAACGGTTTTGATAATATACCTAAAAAATTAATTTCCGAATTAGATAATACATTAAATTATCCAACAAAGAATAACGGAAAACATTATTGGGTTAGATATACAGGAAATAAACCTTTAGGTAATAAAACAAGTGGTCTAGGAATTGATTTAAGAACAAATAAAGGCTATGTGGTATGGAATTATCAAAAAGATGTTAGAGAGTGCTTACATCTAATAAATGATAGCTCTTTAGAATTAAATCAATGGTTAGAAAAATTGTTTAGTTATAAATACGAAAAAGATGAAAATTAATGTTAGCATTGAAGATATGGTAAAGCATAAACTATTACCAAATCAAGTAGTACTTCTTATGCTTCTTTATCATCAAGATTTTGATTCAATTAAGCAATTATTTGGAAAACAATTAGCAATAGAAATTCGTGATAGTTTAATCGGTACAGAATTTTTATTATCTGATAAAGACACTAAATTTGTTGAAACTATAATTAGTAAAGATAAAGTTGGTCGATTATTAGGTATTAAAGGTGATAGTGGAATTAATTTTTGGGAATTTTATAATTGCTATCCAATAAAAGTAGGTTCTAGAGTATTGAGGGCTTCGGGTAATTCACAATTAGCTGAAAAGCATGAAAAAAAGTATCTTGCTAAAGTTAAAACCTTGGAAAAACATCAAGAAGCAATACGCTCTATAACTACTTTTGTCGCAAAACAAAAAGCGTCAGGAAAGTTAGAGTTTCTTCCAGCAATGGATACAGTAATGAATAACGCTTCTTGGGAAGCTTGGACAGCATTAGTTGAACCAATAGGAGAAGAAAATGGAGAATGGAACACCGAATCAATTTGAATTCAGCATTAATGTTCTATCAAAAGAATTAAAAAGAGTAGAAGACTTGATAAAATATGTTCCTAATGGGGTTATTTATGACGGCTTAAAAAAGAAAAAAGTTGTTCTCAATTTAGCAATTTTGAAACTAAAAGGTCAAATGGTAGATTGGGACGATTTTTCTTTTCCTATTTTAGTTCTTAGACACAATATTAATTGGTTATCTAAACAAGTTAGTATTGTACCCTCATCTCAAAAAATAATTAAAGAGATCGAAAAAGCGAGTAATCTATTAACAACAAAAACATGAATGTAACTATAAACCCTATAGAATTAGCTTCTGAACTTGCACATATTGAAGTATTAAAACAGTTAAAAATAGAACCAGAACTTGATTATACTGTTTTCATACCTGATAAAAATCAAGAAAACGAAATTAATCCTACAATGGTTTATACAGAAGAAGCTCAGTTTATTTTTAATAATGAATATGACTTCTTTTTTGAAATAATAACAAATTTGGCAAAAAATGGCAAAGATTAGATATTGGGACAAGCTTAAAGAGCAAATCGAAAGAGGTAAAAAAGGTCTTAATACAGGTATTCCATTTTCTCGCTTTACAACGTTCAGCAAGTATATTAAAAATATACAACAAGGAAGGTATGATCTTATATTTGCTGATACAGGTTTAGGAAAAACAGGATTTGTTAATAGTACTTATGTGTATGGAGCAATAGAATTTCTTCAGAATAATCCTGGCTATATTCATGATCTTGAAATCATTTATTATAGCCTTGAGATTCTTCCAGAAAAACAAATGGCAAAACACATAGCAGGTTTAATATGGGAAGATTACGGTATTCTCATAACGATAGACGAAATACTTTCGGTTGGAGATAACGAGCTATCTCCTGAAATTGAAGCATTAGTTTTATCGTATGAGAATAAAATGCAGGAAATTCAAGATAAATACTTGTTTTTCAGAAAGAATTTAAATCCTGATTTTTTGTATAAAGATATAATGACTTATGCAGAAAGTAGAGGAACATTTATCAGAGATAAAAATGATATTATTGTAGAATATATTCCTAATAATCCTGGTTTAATTACCATGATTGTAATTGATCATATCGGGTTGATTGATTTAGGTAAATACGGTAATCTTAAAGAAGCTATTGATAAATGTTCTAAGAATTTAGTATTTTTTAGAAACATGTGTAATTTTAGTCCTGTAGTAATTTCTCAAATCAATAGGAGTGCAGAAGGAATGGACAGACGTAATGATGATCATTGGATGCCTCAAAAATCTGATATTAAAAATACAGGTAATATGGCAGAAGATGCTAATACTATTATTGGTTTAGCTAGTCCTTATGCACTTGCTATTGATACTTGTTTAGGATATGATATTACACGTTACAAAGACAGGTATAGATTAGCCAAGATAGTTAAGAATCGTGATGGTTCTGCTAATATTGTAGCAAGTTTTCTATTTATTGGGGAAACAGGGCAATATTATCAATTACCAAAAGCAGAAGAACTTGAAGGAAGACAACCTGAAGAATTGAAAAAAGTGAATGAATATTATAAACGAAAACATGGAGGATAAAAAATACTATATTCCTGAAATAGAAGAATTTCATTATGGGTTTATTTTTGAATATTTTAATGGACAAGAATATGAAAAAAGAATATCATCTTTAGAAGGTCCTTTTAGAAATAATCCAACTAAGTTCTTTGATAGCGAAAAAGACAAATTTAGAGTCAAATACCTTGATAAAGAAGATATTGAAAGTTTAGGATTTAAATTTGTTAAAGAAGATAAATTTTCTAAATATTTTAAATTTCAAAATTTTAAACTTCAAACTGTTGAGAATGGAACACATGGAATATATATTGCTGAATTAGATGAAGATGGACATACTCTTGTATTTCGTGGAATAATTAAAAACAAATCTGAACTAAAAAGAATTCTTAAACAAATTGGAATATGTCAGTAGTCAAAAAACACTTCGACTGGGTTAAAGAGCAATTAGAAAAATATCCTGAATTAAGAGATAACAATGAAAAATTGTATTATAAATATTTAGTATCTATTGGATATAATACAGGTACTTCTCTTGTAGGATTTCTTCAAGATATGGCTAATCGAGAAATACCTTACATTGATTCTATTGCAAGAGCAAGTCGAAAAGTACAGGAAAATCATCCTGAATTAAGAGGTGTTTCATACACCAAAAGAGTGACCAAAAAAGAGTTTGCTGTACGTGAAGAAATTCGTGATTTAAAGCACTATTAATTTGGTAAAACCCTTTAAAATGCGTATCTTTAATACGTAAAACACATTAAAAAATCAACAAATTTATGGGACAACTTGTATTTGTCGTCGGGAAATCGGGGACGGGTAAGTCGACCTCATTAAGGAACCTAAATCCTGATGAGACGGTCTTAATTAACACAGACCAAAAAGCACTTCCATTTAAACAATTTGCTTTAAAGTACAATGAAGGTAAAGGTAATTATCTTAAAAC